GTCTTCTTGTCCTGGTGCGCGAACGCACCCCTCATGATCGTTCGACCGTCGGAGCACTTGAGTCCCACCTTGGTTGCGTACCCGCTGAAGTCAGCGTGCTCAGCTCCCATTTTGAGGGTCTCCTTCCTGTTTGCGTTGATCTCCTGAAGATACCGGCTCCGACGGACCCGGCGGGTTGGTGTTGATGTTGCTGTTGTTGAGCTTGTCAGCCTTCGGATCTGTCGATGGCTTGAAACCGAAGAACGGTCGGAGTTCGTTCGCCGAAGCGATCTCGTTCCGACTGAGCTGGTTACTGATCTCGCCCAGCTTCTCCAGAGGCACCCGCTTGAACGGATTACGGAAGTAATCGATCGTCTGGTTCTGCGTCCTTGCCGTCTTGGTCAGGAACTTCCTCCGGAACTCCTCCACGACAGCGTCGAGAAGGGGTTCGATGGTCCGGCTGTAGTAGTTCAGCATGGCGGCTTCATCCGCCGTGCCGTTCATGATCTCCACGGTCAGGCCGAGCTCACCGTAAAGCATGTCGGTGAGGTACTCGACGGTCTTGAGGAGGTTGTTCTCAGCCGGTCGGTTCAGCTGGGTGATCTTCTCGGTTCCATCCGTGTAGGCGATGCCGTACTGGCTGCCCTTCAGCTGAAACTCGATGTCCTTACGACGCTTCTCGGCTTCGTTCCGCCGAGTCTGGTTCTTGATGACGTAAGGGAGCTGGACGATGAGGTCCAACTTTCCTGAGCTCGCCTGCTCTTCGACAACATCAAGAAGGTTGAGCTTCCGGATGAGTCGCTGAAGGGTCGAGTTGCGCTCGTTCATGATCGCGTAGAGAGGGTTCTCAATGATCGCGACGATTCGCTTCTCGAGCCAGATCTGGACGTGCTTGCCCGTCTTGTCGTTGTAGAGGTCCACCTTGACGTGACGTGGACGCCAGTCGACGATCTCACCAACCCGCAGGTCGAGGATGTCATAGCCGCCGGTCTGGTTTGGGTTCAGCGATGTCTCGACAGGAACAACCGCGACGACGCCCTTGTCGAAGAGCTTCGTCACTATGTCCTGTCGGAACATTCGACCGGCTTGGTCGATGTTGGCTCCGACCGTCAAGCACTCATGCAGTCCGGACTTGATCGTCTCCTTGTACTGATCGTTTTCGTCCAGCCGAACGTGTCGGATGAGGACGCCGGAGAAGTCGACGCTCACCTTCGTGTAGATCGACGTGATGATGGAGCGCTCGTTTGAGAACCGAGTTCGAACACGGTCTGGACGAGCTCCAAAGGACGAAGATCCGCCGAAGCCACCGAGTGTCGACAGAGGATTCTGCGACTGCTCGGAGTCATTGAAGGCATTCCATGCATGCGCGATGCGCTCGACGGTCTGGCTAAGCCTACCCATTACTCACCTCCTTTCCTTCGTTGAGTGCGGTCATTCGAACATCTCCTTGTTTGCCTTGTAGGCGATGTATGCGTCCATCATGGCCGCGACGTTGTCGATCTTCTCGTCCTGGCGCTTCTTATACAGCTTCCGGTTGCCGTTGGTGTCCTCCAGGGTGATGGCGTTACCCATCGTGAAGGACATCAACTCCTGATCAAATAGCAGCTTCCGGTGCTCAGCCAGGATCTTCAGCTCGCCCAGAGGAACGGACTCAGACTTCGCTCCCTGGATCACCTTTTCGACCCCAAACCCGCCATTCTCGGCGGTCCATCGCTCCACGAATTCCTTGGCGTTGTACGGGTCATACCCGAACGCTCGGACGTCGTACTCGTTCTCGAGAATGAAGCGATCCAAATCGTCGTACACCTGCATCATGTCCAGGACCGTACCGTCCATGACACGAAGACTGTCTTCCTTGAGGAACTCGTCGTACTTCTGCCGGAGAGCCCCAGGCAGCTTCATGAGGGTGAGCTCAGTGATATAGCTGCGCGTCTTGATGCCGAAACGGTCGTTCCTCAGCGGGAACATGAACGTGAAGGCACAGAAGTCATCGCCCTGGGAGAGGTCAGCGCCCATGGAACAGGGCAACTGCCAGAATTTCTGCGGACGGTGAGGGATGGTCTCCTCGTAGGTGAAGTAGTACGTGTATCCCTCCATAGGGATCCCGAAACGCTTCGCGAGGATGTCGTTTCGAGCGGCAGGCGCCTTCTCAGCGCGTTCGACCTCGAGGTGGTACGTCTCGTAGGTCACCGTCTTGCCGAGGTTGGGCTGCGCCTTGACCCACATTGCGGGGTCGGCAACCTCATCGATCTCGTCGAGCTTGTAATGCCAGATCGAGACGTGGGGCGCGGAGTACTCGCCCTTCAGGATGGACATGAGCTCCATCTTGATCGTGTCACCAGCGCCGGCTCGGACCGTTCCCTCCGAAGAGACAGAAACGATCAGGTAGTCGTCGATCTTCGACGCACCCTGCTCGATGGCACCGATGACATCCTCACGCAGATCACCAGAGAGCCACTCGTCCACCGTCGCCATCTTGGTCCGGAGACCCTGAAGCTTGTTGATGGACATGGGGCGGATCTCGAGGAGGGACCCAGTGAGGAAGTTCTCCACACCCTTCTTCGTTGGCACCAGCTTCTGGCGAAGCGCCCGAGAGCCGGTCGTGTTCTGGAGCGATCCTTCGGTCAGGAACTTGAAGAGAGGACCACGAGCGCGCGTGATCGCCGTCCTGATCGGGGACATGACCTCCTCTGCCTGCTTCATCGTCGGCGCAGTCGTAATCTGATGCGTCGTCGAGGTGTCGACATTGAGGAAGTAGCTCTGGAGGCACGACTCGTAGAGCGACTTGGCCGCGCCACGAGCAACGATGAGATACTGCTTGTTGGTCAGTCGCTTCTTGACCGTCTTGGTGACGTAGCGACCGCCGTGGTTGTCGGGACTCGGCTCGTAGACCTGACGTTCGACGAAGTAGTACCAGCAGAGGATCTGCTCAGCCCAGAGTTTGAAGCTGGGGAGCAGGTGCAGGTCGCTACCGTCGGTCAGAGTCAGCTCGTTCTCGCAATATAGGATGAATCCCTCGAGCGGAGCCGGGTCGTAGTAGATGTGGGGGTTGGCGATGAGCGCATCGATGCGGTTCATCTCCATGGAGATCTCCCGGCAGACCGGAATGTCTCCTCTGAGGACGGCGTCACGGAATAGGCCGTAGTAGTACGGCGTGGCCGTGTTGGAAAGCTCGCTCATCGCCAACCTCCTTTCATCTGGTGTAGTAGATCAGCTGCCGATCGACTTGACGGCGACCTTGGCGGCGGCCTTGGCGGCGGCCTTCGAGGACCCACGCTTCTTCAGCGTGTCGATGATGAACTCGACACCCTGCTGGGTCTTGGGCTTCTTCCCATTCATCAGCGTTGCCTTCTCGTCCTTGAGGAACTTCTCGAGGAACTTTCGAGAAGGGCTCTTGGCTGCCTCGAGCTCCGCGGCTCGGATCTTGGCGTAGTCGTTCTCCAGCCGGACACGCTCGATGAGCGCCTTCAGCTGGGTGTTGGAGAGGGTGCTCGGGCTGCTGGCACGAGCCTGCTGACGATATGCCGCCGCCTTCTTGGCGTCGTCGTGAGCCGGCTGATTGCTACCGCCTGAGGTCTGGATCTTCCCGCCCGGATGCGACTTGATCGTCACGTCGACGGGATCCTGAGACACCGGAGCCGACGGGGCGCGGTTCTTCCGAACTCCCCATCGCATACCCTTGACGCCGTAGTGCGCCATGTAGTTCTCGTAGTGCGCCAGGTTGTTCTCTGTGTCTTCCATTATACCTCCTTTCAGAGCTCCGGGACCAGAAGGTCTTCGTCTGTGGCGAGTGGAGCCGGATCGGCCAGCACTCGGATGCGCCAGATTTTCTCGTCCAGCTGCTTCTGCATGGAAGCGATAGCGAACGAGGTCTGAGGCGGGTCGAACTCGAGTCGGCAGCTCAAGAACACGAAGCTGCGGACCATGTTGAGACGAGGGTCGCCACCGAGGAGGTGATCCCACGTCTCGGCCGAGCTCGAGATCTCAAAGCCGATGTCGGGTCCGACTCCGACCTGGCCTAGGGTGCCAAGAGCCGAGTTGATCGCGGTGATGACATCGAGATCGAACGCGTCATACCACTCGCCAAGCCCCAAGATCTTCTTCGTGCTGTCGAGAATGCTGTCTTCGTTCATGGGATCACCTCCTCGGTGACGTTGTGGTCAGCTTAGCGCCGACGGTTGACTTCACGCTGAACGGCTGCCGCGTCGTAGCCGGCGCGGGTGAGTCGCTGAACGCGATCGGGGCCGTTGCCCCACTTGCCAGCCCAGACCTCGTCAGCGATCTGCGAGTTGGACTTGCGATTCGGGTCATCGACCACTCCACGCTTGCCGACACCCTTGTTGACGAGCTGCTGGATGAGCACCGGGTCGTAGCCAGCATTCTTCAGCCTGGCGACACGGTCGGAACCGGTGCCCCACTGGCCCGCCCAGACCTCGGCGGCGATCTGCGAGTTGCTCTTGAGAGCAGCCGGCGGGGGCGGGGGCGGAGGCTGGACAACGGCGACGTTGCCCTGCTTGAAGAAGTTGTACCACTTCACAACCTCGGCGAGCAGCTGGCTGTAGACCGAGTTCATGTACGGACCGGCGCAGACAGTGTTCTTCCAGTGGTGGTGGAAGAGGACGTTGGCCGACGTGGGCTGCGCTCCGATCACCTTAGCGAAGAGCCAGCCGGCGAGGCGTGCTCCCGACATCCAGGTGGTCGTTGCGACGGGCCACTGCCCACCGATGCTCGAGTTGGCGAGCTCGATGGAAATGGACCGCTGGTTGCCGTTCGTGTTGCCGGTAGCCCAGGCGTACTCGTTGGGCTTGACGAACTGAGCGACAGTGCCCTGGCCGTCGACGTTGAAGTGGGCCGACGCGGGACGCGTCTTCCACACGTTGAGGACACCCTCGTGAGAGAGGCGTCCGGCGTTGTGGTGGAACGTGACCGAGTCCTTGCGGTAGGCCGTGTGGGTGACGTGACCCGTGGCCGACAGCTCGTCGATCAGGTTCTTGACCGGCTGGTCGTAATTGATCGTGGCGGTCACTTGTCGTCCTCCACATCGTCCGTGGCGTAGCCGGCGAAGTCGGACTCGGGGAGTTCGGACTCGTCGTTCTCGAGACCGGACCCGTCCTGGGTCTCACGCTCAAGCGCAGCGGGCACGTCCTCGTCGTCGTTGGCGTCGGCCTCGTTGGGCACGTCGATGGGCGGGGAGGCAAGCGTCTCGTCCGGGGTGACGTCGACCGGAGTCGTCGCTTCCTCGGCCCGCTCAGTGTTCTGGTTCTCTTCCATTCTGCTTTCCTTTCTGGTCACCACAATTTGGTGTCACCCGCACGACGAGGAACGAACTGCCGAGGCAGCAAGCTTTCGTCACCGTAGTGAATCGCGTTGTGGGTTGGGAGTGAGGTTGTGATAAGGAACTCGGGATCAAGGATGCCCCCGTTGTGATGAATCAGATCCATCGTCTGCATCGGATTCATGTGGTGGATGGTCGGTCGACTGTGAACGGGGAACTCTTCGTCCGCCAAGTCGCAGCCAAGGTCTCGAGCAATGACGAAGTCGCGGACTCGCCGCCACTCAGTCGATCGGTAGAACGCTTGGTTCATCCATCGGTCGGAACCAAAGGTTCGATCACCGACGATGCCCTGAAGTCGGAGGTAGTCATACCGCTCTTCGAGAGTCGGCAGAGTGACCAGCTCCGAGTAGGTTCTAATGGTCGAAGTCCTCCCCACCTTCCGGCTGAGGGAGACCTTGGTAACCACGCATCGCGTCGATGGCGTGCTGCACAAGCATCTCCATGCGGTCGCCTTGGGCCATCACCTTCTTCTTCGCCTCCATCAGCTCGACGTCCATTGCAAGACGCTGCTTCTCGAGGTACTCGCGGGTCGAACCCGCGCGAAGGTAGTGGCTGATCACCTGGGCGGAGGCTGTACCGTCGATCAGCTGCCTCTCGGCGAGGTCGACGGCAAGGTTGACGAGCTGGTTCTCTCTTGCCTCTGGAGTTGAAGCGACTCTTCGAGAGATTGGCTCAGAGTTGGAAGGAGTTACTCTTCGAGCAGCCATGCTATCAGCTCCTTTCGGAAGAGTTCTTTGTCGGTTTTGGTTAGGTATTCCACCAAGAAACTGGCTCGTAAAATACGAGCGCAGGTGCGGAAGACTTGTAGGTCTGCTGCTTGGGAGTGAACTGGATCTTACCGGTGCAAGGAGCAGCGTCCGGGAGAGTGTCGGAATCGGTCCCATCCCGAACAATTCGGATGACCTCAGCGTGTGTGGGCTCGGGGAGGGGCGTGGTCACCGGGCTCACCGGGTGACCACAAACGCGTCGGCGTAAGCCCGGTTGCCCGCGTCGGCCACATACCGCGCGGTCAATGTGGCTTCCGTCGCGGTGAGCTCGAGATGCCCGTAGGCGATGCCGCCCGGCGAGGCGACATGCGCCCCGTAGGTCAGCGTGGGCGGCGCTGCCG